ATACACCCCTTCTGCTACGACGGACACGAGTATGCCCTAGATGTAGTTAGCGGTAAAATCACAGCGTGTAAATATGTTATTGGCGCATGCAGTCGTTACTTGTCTGACATACAAAAGTTCCAGGACGAAGAGTTCCCTCTGTATTGGTTTGATGCAGATGCGGCCGAACACTTTTTAAGAGTTGTCCAAAAGTTCCACCATGTTATTGGCGAGTGGGATACTCCTAATATTAAATACTATCCTTGGCAAAACTTTTGTTTCATGAACATCATGGGGTGGATGTCTCACGAGACTGGATTTAGGAAGTATCGTACAGCACATATTGAAATTGCAAGAGGGAATGGTAAGGCCCACCCTCTCGATGAAATAGTTCCTACACCTCAAGGGATTAAAGAATGGAGAGATATAGAAGTCGGCTCAGAACTATATGCTAGAGATGGCTCAGTGTGTAAAGTAATTGGGAAAACTCCTGTACAGAAATATAAAGTCTACAAGGTCAAGTTTTCGGACAACACTGTAGTTAAATGCAGCTCCGGGCATTTATGGTTTACTTCCGACAAAGACCAAAGAGGTAAGAAACCTACCCACTCTGGTTATGAATCTGTAGTCAGTGCTTTAGATATAAAAGAAAGTCTAAAATTGCGAGGAGAGACTAACCACTCAGTAGGAAATGCTTCTCCTACGGCGGCAAGTAGGAGCTGGACAGACAGTAAAATATCTCCGTATTTTGTAGGCCATTGGCTTGGAAACGATATGTCAAAGGGGAGAAAGTTTAAAGAAGAGTGGCTGCTTATCCCTCAAAAGGACAGACTCGATCTTTTAAGAGGATTGATCGACTCGGGAGGAAGTATATTTAAAGACAGTAGTTGCCGCTACTATTCCAGCGATATTGACATAGCACGTAAAGTTAGAATATTGGCCTGCTCTTTAGGTCTTAAAGCTACTCTTGTGGAGAAAAACATACCTGAGGATAATAAAAGACACTACATAGTAGACTTCACTCCTATGGACAGAGAGCTAGTGTCCAAAGGAACTTATAAGTATGCAGATAAGAGATATATTGTCGATGTCGAGGAAACCGAAGAGTTTGAGGAGATGTTTTGCGTTGAAGTAGATTCAAAAGACAGTAGTTACTTAATATCTGACTCTTATATCCCTACGCACAACTCGGCCATGGCATCTCAAACGGCACTTTATTTTTGTGCCTTTAATGGAAATGGCTCTAAAGTGGCATGTTTGGCCACTAGAAAAGAACAGGCCAGAATTGTTTTAGACTCTGCCAGAGAAATGGCCAGAAAGAATGAGTCCTTTAAACGAAAGAAAGGCATTGAAGTGATGGCCCACAAAATAGAACAAACTTCCTCTTTCTCAGAAATAAGAGCATTGTCTTCTGACCAGAACGGACTAGACGGTTTGAATGACGCACTCGGTATATGTGACGAATTACATGCAATGAAGAAAGAAGTGTTCGAAGTTATTTCCTCGGGTATGAGTAAGCGAAGAGACTCACTCCTTCTTTGTATTACCACGGCAGGGTTTAACACAGAGTCCATTGGGCATTCACAGTCTTGTTACGCAAAAAAGGTGGCCACTGGGGAGGTAGGGGACGAACAGTTCTTTTCACTAGTCTATACTCTGGATGACAAAGACGATGTGTTTGACGAGAATGTATGGATTAAGGCCAACCCTAACTATGGCCAGTCTGTGGACCCTACGACTTTTAAAGCGAAAGTAAATAAGGCGAGAGTAACTCCGAGCGACCTGGCCAACTTAAAAGTAAAGCATTTCAATGTTTGGATTTCAGAGGCCAGCGCATTTTATTCTCAACAAAAGTGGGACTTGTGCGAGGACACTACTTTAGACATCGAAGATTTCAGAGGCCAGAAATGTTTTATCGGACTAGACTTGGCCTCTAAAATTGACTTGGCATCTAATTTCAAATTATTCAGAAAGATGCATGAAGATGGCCTATGGCACTACTACGCGTTTGACGACACATATATTCCAGAAGAAACACTGAGAGAAATATCAAATACTTTGTTTGAAGAGTGTGTAGAAAAAGGCTACTTACATAAGACCCCAGGCGAAGCTATTCATTATCCACAAATTGAAGAAACTGTAGTCAAAGATGCCAGGAGATTTAAGTTAATCGCAGCGCATTATGACCCTTGGAACGCTACTCAACTCGCCCAGAATTTAAAGAACAATCATAGAATAAATATGGTGGAGTTTAGAATGAATACGGCAAACTTGTCTGAGCCTACTAAAACGCTGGACGCTCTTATCAGACAGAGAAGGTTCCATCACAATGGAAGTCCTCTTTTGAGGTGGTGTTTAGGTAATGTGGTTTGCAAAGAAGACGCTGCCGGGAATGTTTTCCCTAGAAAAAGTCACGATAGACTTAAGATCGACCCTATAGTTTCAGCATTAATGGCCCTGGCCGGGTGGATACAAGAAGAAGAAAACGAGTCTGTGTACGAAAATCGCGGTATTCGCATCCTATAGGCATGTAAAAAGTTTACATTTCCTTTTTTCATATCTAGTCTTTTAGCTAGGAGACTATTTATGAAATTAATTGACACAGCTAAAGCTAAAACTGAGTTTAAAATTGAGGCCAGACAATCCGAGGCGGACATACTTTTATATGGCGCAGTAGGGGATGACTTCTGGGAAGACTCAGTGTCGGCCAAGTCTTTTTCGGACGAGCTTAAGGCCCTTCCAGAGTCAGTTAAGAAGATCAACTTAAGAATAAATTCTCCAGGCGGGTCAGTATTTGATGGCGTCACAATCTATGAAAGACTAAGACAACATAAGGCCAAGGTCACTGTACATGTAGACGGCATGGCCGCTTCTATTGCTTCAATTATCGCACTGGCCGGAGACGAGGTCATTATAGGCGAAGGAGCTTTCTTCATGGTCCACGCTCCTATGTCAGGAGTTATGGGTAATGCCCGAGAAATGGAAGACATGATCGAGGTACTGGATAAGATCGAAGCACAGATGACTGGAATTTATTCTAGAAAAACTGGACTTTCTAGTGCAGAGATTTCTAGAATGCTCATGAAAGATACTTGGCTTAATGCAGAAGAGGCAGTTGAAATGGGATTTGCAGATAGAATTTCTGACAATGATGAGTCTCAGATGAGAGTTGCCGCTAGTTTAATCGAGAATGCTAACTGGATTAAGTCTAGACCAAATATGAAAACACGAGATGCAATGGCCCGTGAAAAGGTCAAAGACTTCAAAAATAATATTAAAGAGTTTTTAGCTCGCAAGTAGCGTAGCTTAACTAAAACCATTTTATAGGAGAAAAGTTATGAATTTGGAACAAATGAAAGCGAGACTTGCGGAAATCGTTTCTAAGCTAGAAGATTTTCAAGACATTGAAAGTTTCAGTGACGAGCAAGTAGAAGAAGTAAATGCCCTTAACGATGAGTTCGGCGGGCTTAAGAAAAACATTGAAGCTAAAGAGCGCATTGAAGTAATGAAACAAACTGCTTCTGCTCCTAAGCGTCAAACAGCTACTAAGCCAATTGAGAACGCTGCTTCAAGCAACGCTTATGGTGCCGTAACTGTTTCTAAAACTAAGAAAGACAAGTTGGGCGGATTTGATAGCTCAGGTGATTTCCTTATGGCCGTTAAACGTGCCTCTGCCGGAGACATCGACAAGCGTTTTCAAAATACAATGTATGAGAAGAACGGTGAAGACGGTGGATTTCTTGTACCAGAAGAAATGAGAGAAGAAATCGCTCAGAAAATGGGCTCAGACGAAGCTCTTATTAGTCGTACACGACAATTCCCTATCGGTGGAAACGCTCTTAGCCTTCCAACTGATGAAAACCAACCTTGGACAGGTGGCGTACAAGCCTACTGGACCGCCGAAGGCCAACCCATCACTGGCTCTGACCACAGCTTTGGACAAGCAAACTGGAGACTTCATAAAGTAGCCGCTCTTGTGAAAACAACTGACGAACTTCTTGAAGATGCCGTTGCTCTTGAAAGCTATATTCGTTCCATGGCCCCAGAAGCTATTATGCACAAAATCAACGAAGCTATCCTTACTGGTAATGGCATTGGCAAACCAAAAGGGATTTTGACTTCTGGTTTTAAAGTAACTGTAGCTGCCGAGTCTGGACAAGATGCCGACACAGTTGTTGCTCGTAACGTAATCAAAATGTATAGCAGAATGATTCCTCGTTCACGTGCTAACGCTGTATGGTTTATCAACCCAGAAGTTGAAGAACAACTTAAGTCTATGACTGACGACAATGGTAACTTCATCTATATTGCTCCTGGTTCACAAATGAATCAGACTCCTTATGGGACACTTCTTGGACGACCAGTCCTTCCACTACTCGGTGGTATGAAGGCCCTAGGTGACGAAGGCGACATTATGTTTGCTGACCTGAGCTACTACTACTCAATCATGAAAAGTGCTGGTATTAGAAGCGATGTTTCTACTCACCTTTACTTTGATCGTGACCAAACTGCTTATAAGTTCATCATGAGAGTTGACGGATCTTGTCCATTCAAGAGTCCAGTTGTGACTCAATATGGTAACTATGAAATGTCAGGTTTCGTTACTTTGGCCGACAGATAAATAATAGGCCCTAGGAAACTAGGGCCTTTTTAAGATGTACAATTAAAATGAACAAAACCTTTTAAGGAGAAATTATATGGAAGCGTTTTTAGCAGAAGAATATGGGATTAAGGACGGAATTGTCCCACAAGAAGTAAGTGCCTCTGCCGTCAATGGCGAGCGTATTTCTCTAGAAAACCTACACAGAGTAACTGTTTTAGTTTCTGTGGCAGCTACAGCTAGTGCAGCTTTGAGCTTAACTCTTAGACAACACAATGCTGCCTCTGCGGGTGACTCTAAAGACTTATCAGTCGATAACATGTACTACCACAAAGTAGATGCTGCTTCTTCTTTTACGAAAGTTGAGCCTGCTTCTGCCGCTGCAAGTTACGACTTGTTCGCAGTAGCAGATGTAGATAAAGCGGTTTTCGCTTTTGAAGTACTTGCAGAAGACTTAGACGTAAACAATGACTTTAGCCACTTTTCAGTAGATGTTACTGGTGACGCTACTGCTCGTCTTGTTCACGCTATTTATGTTGGTCCTGCCGACAAGCTTCCTGCTTACGAACTAGAGCTTTAGTAAGATATTTAAACACAAGAATAAGGGCCCACGTGGGCCCTTTTTTCTCATTGGAGTGAATTATGAAACTTAGATTTATAGGCGATGCCATGTATAGAGGAGAACTCAAGTACAAAGAAGGCCAAGAAGTTGAAGTAAGTAACGATAAAGGCGAAGCAGATCGATGGCTTAAAAGAAACTTAGCTGTAGATGCCAAAGAAATACCTAAGAAAGAAGTAAAGAAAGAAGTTAAGAAAGAAGTTAAGAAAGAAGATAAGAAAGAAGTTAAGAAAGAAGTTAAGAAAGATGCTAAGTCTAAGAAAGAAGCAAGTCTTGACCTTTTAGGAAAGAAAGACGAGTCTGAGTTAGAACTATAATTCATTTATGAGGATTAACTATGGCCTGGAAACTACCATTCTTTAAAAATAAGAAGTACCGACCCAGGCAACCGCAATCCCCTAGGCGATATATTCAATTGTCAGGAGGCTCAGTAGTATCTCCTGACAGTGCCAAAGAGGTGTCTGCTTTTTACAGAGGCCTTACATATATCTCCACTCAGATTTCTAAAATACCTTGGGAGATAAAAGACGCGGATAACAAACTCGTAAACAACTCCCTTTCAAATCTTTTACAAGTCGCCCCCAACCCAGAAGTAAATGCATTTCACTTTAAAAACTGCATGGTCCAATGGGCCA